TTGTAACTTTAGAATTTGGTGCTGGTGATGTAACACTAACTGGAACACAGACTTTAACAAATAAAAGTTTAACGGCTCCCATTTTAACAGGTAGCTCTAGCGCTGCAGGTTCTGTTTTATTTAAAGAAGATACGGATAACGGAACAAATGCGGTAACTCTTATTGGTCCAGCATCAACAGCAGACGTTACTGTAACGTTGCCAGCAGCTACAGATACTTTAGTAGGTAAAGCAACAACAGACACTCTAACAAACAAATCAATAGATTCAGATAACAATACAATTACAAATATTGTAAACGCAGACATAAAAGCTAGTGCTGCAATTGCTTTTAGTAAAATGGAAGACTTAACAGCTTCTAGAGCTTTGGTATCTGACGGTAGCGGGGATGTCTCAGTAAGTGCTGTAACTAGCACAGAAATTGGATATTTAGATGGTGTATCATCAGCTATTCAAACACAAATAGACACTAAAGCTTCAACAGGAAAAGCTATTGCAATGGCTATAGTTTTCGGTTAAAATAAGGAAGGAAAATAAAAAATTATGGCAAACCCAAATATAGTATCAGTAACAAGTATTAAAGGTGAATCGTTAGGTTATAACTTAACGTCAACTACAACTACAACTTTATTAACTGTATCTTCAGATAAAATTCTTAAAGTAAACAGGATTACAGCTGCAAACGTAGATGGTTCAAACGCAGCAGATGTATCTCTATCAGTTGTTAAATCAAACTTTACATCAGACGGTGTTGCAAACTTTGACACTTCAGGAACTTTCTTTTTAGCAAAAACTATTTCAGTTCCCGCAGACTCAACATTAGAAATTTTAGGTGGGGGTTCAGCAATTTATTTAATGGAAGGCGATGTCTTAAAAGGTGGTGCAAATGCAGCATCTGATTTAGATTTAATAATTTCTTACGAAGTTATAGACGACGCATAGGAGGTTAAAAACTAATGTCAGTTTCAAACGGAGGTGTCATTGGGCCAGATAACGTACCTAACTTAACTCCAGCGGTACCTGCTGTCCCAGCGCAATCTGAAGTAATAGCAAATTTTACTTCTCCCGGAACACATACTACTCAACCTAGAACTACAGCAATAAGTTTATTTATTGTAGGTGGTGGAGGTGGTGGAGGTTCCAATGTCGGAGGCGGCGCGGGAGCCGGCGGTATGGTTTTTATAGATGACAATTCTTTCCCAGTATCATCAGGAACAGGTTATCCAATATCAATTGGAGGTGGAGGATCTGGTCCTGCACCAACAGGTGGAGGAGCTGCTGGAAATAATGGTTCAGATAGCACTGCTTTTGGTTTAACTGCTAAAGGCGGAGGAAAGGGAGCTTCAGCAAATGCTGTAGGTGGTGGACCTGGTGGTTCCGGTGGAAATGGTGGTGGCGGAAACGGACCTCCAGCTTCTGGTGGATCTGCAACACAACCTGGACAACCTGGAGTTTCTGGATCATCTGGTTTTGGTAATGCAGGAGGACCTAAACCTCCAGCAACACAATCTAATAATGGTGGCGGCGGTGGCGGCGGTGGTGCCGGAAGTGCTGGCTCACCTTCTTCAAGTGATGGAAATGGAACATCTGGAGGATCTGGAAAAAGTGTATCACCTATAGTAGGTTCTGGAACATACGCAGGCGGAGGCGGCGGTGGAGGAAACTCTGGCGGCGGCGGAGGACCTGGCGGTGGAGGTGCAGGATCAAGTGGTAGAGGTTCATCAGGAACAACAAACGCTGGCGGTGGCGGAGGCGGAGGCGGCTTCGGCGGTGGAGGCGGTGGACCAGGTGGGTCTGGAAGAGTTGGAATTAAAGAACCTGCAATACCTGCAGTACCAGCAGTACCTCAAACTATGGTTGCAGATGGAATTTGGAAACTAAATGACGTAGTTGAATACATTAAACAAGGGGAATGGATACAACCGTAATGGCGCATTTTTGTGAAATAAAAACTTCTGATAACATTGTTTTAAGAACAATGGTTGTTAATGACCAAGACGTAGCTGATAATGGTGGTGATTATACTACTGAATCTGAAAATTGGGTAGCTAATCATTTTCCTAACGCTCCATTAATTTTAGAAGAGTATGGTGGTAATTATCCAGATACTTATTGGAAACAAACTTCCTTTAATACTTCAGGAGGCGTTTACTATGTTTCAGGAAATTTTAATCAAGTGCATAGTGATCAAACTAAAGCGAGAAGAAAAAATTTTGGTGGACCTGGTATGATTTATGATTCAACAAGAGATGCTTTTTATCATCCACAGCCTTATACTTCTTGGACTCTAAATGAAACAAGAGCTATGTGGGAGGCACCTGTAGCTTATCCAAATAATGTAGATGTTTCAGGAACTGGTGAAAATTATATTGTAGATTGGGACGAAGAAAATTTAAGATGGTGGGCAAGAAATAATGATAGCACTATTTATTCTTATTGGAATCCTACTGATTCATCTTGGAATTCCTACACTCCTTAATGTATCCCAAACATTCTTTTCCCTATGAAAGTTTTATAGGAGGTTGGTATATTGATGAAGATATATGCAATTCATTAATAAATTATTTTAATTCAAATAAAGACCTACAGATTAAAGGAAAAATATCAGATAATATAAAGAAAGGTATAGTTGATAAATCTATAAAAGACTCAACAGATATACAAATAGATTTTGCAACAAGTAATTTAGCTATATTTCAAAAATATTTAAAATCTTTAAAAGATGTAATTTTGTTATATCAAAAAGAGTATCCAACAGTTTATGAAAACACACACTTTGGAATAACAGAATGTTTAAACTTGCAACATTATCAACCAGGAGGTGGTTATAAAAAATGGCACTTTGAAAGAACACAACCTTCTAATAGAGTTTTGGTTTTTATGACATATTTAAATACTTTAGAAAATGGTGGAACAGAATTTATGTATCAAAAAATAAAAGCTCCAGCTAAAAAAGGTTTAACTTTAGTGTGGCCTACAGATTTTACTCATACTCATAGAGGTATAATAAGTAAAAAAGAAGAAAAATATATTGCAACTGGTTGGTGTAGTTATATAACAGACATATAAAGATATGAATTTACAACATCAGTATTGGTATTTTGAGTCTGTATTGACTCCTAAATTTTGTGATGACTTAATAAAATATGGAAATCAACAAGAAGAAACTTTGGGTTTAACAGGTGATACTCTTAATCTAAAAAAAGAACAAATAAATGATTTAAAAAAAAAAAGAAATTCTAATGTTGTTTGGTTAAATGATCTTTGGATTTATAAAGAAATTCACCCATACGTTAGAACTGCAAATACTAATGCTGGTTGGAATTTTGATTGGAATTACTCCGAATTATGTCAGTTTACTAAATATAAAAAAAACCAACACTATGGTTGGCATTGTGATAGTTGGCAAGAACCTTACAAAAATCAAAAAGATCTTAACATGAATGGAAAAATAAGAAAACTATCTGTTACTTGTTCTTTGTCAGATGCAAAAGATTATAAAGGAGGAGAGTTAGAATTTAGTCAAAGAAATAATTTAGAAAAAGATGTAACCACTACATGCACGCAAATTTTACCTAGAGGAAGTATAGTGGTCTTTCCTAGTTTTGTATGGCATAGAGTAAAACCTGTAACTGAAGGAACAAGATATTCTTTGGTAATTTGGAACATAGGACCACCTTATAAATAATGATAGAATTAGATGTTAGAGACATAAAAGAATATCAAGTATTAAAAAAAGCAATACTGTCGAATACTTTTCCATGGTATATTGAAAAATATGGAGATGAAAATACTATAAATACTTTTAATTTTTTATGTCATGTAGTTGTAAGGAGAGGAGAAGGTAAAATTAATTCTGACATATATGAACCAACAATGGATTTTTTATATGCTTGTGCAAAAAAATATAAATTTAAAATAAAAAAAGTTTATAGAATGGCTTATAATTTAACTTATCCATGTAAGTTAGAAAAATCTGGTGCGCATGCAGATCTTTTAACAAGTCATAAAAATATAATTATATATTTTAAAAACGATGAGCATAATTTAGGCACGGTAGTATATGAAGATAAATTAAAAGAAGATGCTACATCAGGATATACAAACGATAATAGTCACATGAAAATTTTAAAAGAAACAAAAGGTCATGAAGCAACAGGAATTATGTTTGATGGAGAAAATTATCACGAAGCATATTTTCCAAAGAAAGGCAAAAGAATAGCTTTAGTTGTTAATATATGAAAAAGTTTAAATTAAATAGTGCTTGTCTTTTAGGTTCTTTAAAAGAACATCAAGATATTAAAGACACATTAATTAATAAACTACAAAAAGCAGATTGTAATTATTTAGAAGATAAAACAGATTATGTAGATAATTTAATTCATAAATTAGATTGGGCTAATTCACAAGATGAATTAAGAGATTGGGTAAAATATATAAAACCATATTTAAAAAAATATTTTAAAGATTGTGCTAATAGTTTAGGGTATCATGATGTTTTAATTAAAAACATTTGGTTTCAACAATATAATAAAAATGGAAAACATGATTGGCATGTTCATGGTGAAAATTATACTGGAGTATACTATGTTAAATTTTTTAAAAACTCTGCCAAAACTGAATTAATAGATCCTTTTTCTCAAGATAAAAAATTATCCATAGATGCAAAAGAAGGAGATATTGTTTTATTTCCAAGTTATGTTATACATAGAGCATCAGAACAACAAGATGAATTTGAGAAAATTATTATATCTTTTAATTTAGAGTTTATAGATATTAAAATAGATTTAATTAAAAAGATAAATGTTTTAAAAGAAGAGGCAATATGAGTTTTAAGAAAGACGGATATATAGTTATTAGAAAAGCAATTGACCCAAAGATAGCTGATTTTATACATAGGTATTTTTTACTAAAAAAGAAAGTAGCAAGAACTTTATTTGATAAGAAATACATATCTCCATTTACTAGTTATTGGGGTGTTTGGAATGATAGTCAAGCACCAGAAACATATTCACATTACGCTGATACTGCAACAGAAACTTTACTTTCAGATCTTAAAGATCTTATGGAAGAAAAAACTGAATTAAAATTGTTTCCAACATATTCTTACACAAGAGTATATAAAAATGGAGATGTTCTTGAAAGACATAAAGATAGATTTAGTTGTGAGATATCAACAACTTTAAATATGGGTGGGGATAGATGGCCTATTTTTATAGAGCCTGATAAAAACAAAGGTCATGATACGGAAGATGGTTACGTTTCAGAGTTTACTTCTGGTATAAAAGTTGATTTAGAACCTGGAGATATGTTGGTATATCGAGGCACAGACTTAGAACATTGGAGAGAAAAATTTAATGGCACTGATTGTTGTCAGGTTTTTCTACACTACAACATAGATAATAAAGATAATAAAAACAAGTATGATGGTAGGGAACACCTAGGATTACCTTGTGATTTGAAGAATAATCGTTTATAATATTTCGATACTTGAGTCTGTTAATTCAGAACAAATTAGTTATAACGGGGTTATATGTTACAAAAAATAGGTTTTCAACCAGGATTCAACAAACAAATTACAGAAACCACAGCTGAAGGACAATGGGTTGATGGGGACAATGTAAGATTTCGTTATGGTACACCTGAAAAAATAGGTGGTTGGTCACAGTTAGGTGAGTCTAAACTTACAGGAGCTGCAAGAGCTACTCATCATTTAGTTAATAAATCTGGTAATAAGTTTGCAATCATAGGTACTAATAGAATTTTATATGCTTACACAGGGGGTGTGTTTTATGACATTCACCCTATTAGAGCTACAACTACTTTAACCAATGCTTTTTCTACAACTAACGGATCTTCAACGGTTACAATAACTTTTAGTGGAGATCATGGTTTAGTTGCTGGAGATATTATTCTTTTAGATAATTTTACAACAATAACTAATTCTAATTATTCAGCATCAGACTTTGATGATAAAAAATTTATGGTGACATCTGTAGTAGACTCATCAGTTATTACAATTACAATGTCGTCTAATGAAACAGGATCTGGTGCTACTACATCAGGTGGTATTAGAGTACAAGCATACTATAGTGTTGGACCAGCAGAACAATTACCTGGTTTTGGTTGGGGTTTAGGTCAATGGAGTGGAACAGTAACAGGTGAAGCAACCACTACTTTAGATGGCGCTATTAATGACAGCACAACTACAATTGTTTTAACAGATGCATCTTTATTTCCAACCACTGGAACAAACTTTATTCAAATAGGGTCAGAAGAAATTTCATATACAGGTATATCAACTAATACTTTAACAGGTGTAACAAGAGGAGTTAGAAATACTACAGCTGCTTCTCACAGTGATAATGCAACAGTAACGAATAGTTCTGACTATGTTGCATGGGGTGAAGCTGCATCAGGTGACTTAGTTGTTGATCCAGGTCTATGGTCTATTGATAATTTTGGAGATAAAGTAATTGCACTAATTCATAATGCGCAAGTATTTGAATGGGATTCAAATGCAACAGGAGCAACTCAAACAAGAGCAACTATTATTAGTGGTGCACCAACAGCATCACGTGACATGTTAGTATCAACACCTGATAGACACTTAGTATTTTTTGGAACAGAATTAACTATTGGTGATCCAACAACTCAAGATGAAATGTTTATTAGATTTTCAAACCAAGAAGATATTAATACCTATCAACCAACAGCCGTTAACACAGCAGGTACACAAAGACTTGCAGATGGATCTAAAATTGTAGGTGCGGTTAGAGGTAGGGATGCGATCTATGTTTGGACCGATACATCTTTATTTACTATGAGATTTATTGGTCAACCATTTACTTTTGGTTTTCAACAAGTTGGAACTAACTGTGGTTTGATTGGACAGAACGCTGCATTAGAAGTTGATGGTGCTGCATACTGGTTATCAGAAAATGGTTTCTTTAGATATTCTGGTAGTTTGGAAACAATGACATGTTTAGTAGAAGACTTTGTCTACGATGATTTAAATACAACAGCTAATCAACTAATTAATGTTGGATTAAATAATTTGTTTGGTGAGATCACTTGGTTCTATTGCACAGAAAGTTCAACAGTTATTAATAGATGTGTGACTTACAATTACATGGACTCAACACCTCAAAGACCGGTATGGACAACAGGAACATTAAATCGTACAACATGGCAAGACTCTTCTGTATTTGGTTTACCTCATGCAACATATTTTAATGCAGGTGACGATGCATCATTTGATGTTGTTGGTAATACTGAAGGAAGCACAATATACTTTGAACATGAAAAAGGAACTGATGAAGCACTAGCAACTGGTATAAATGCAGTTACCTCAAACATTGAATCAGGAGACTTTGATATTACACAATCAAGATCATCTACTGGACAACAAACAGGTGTTGCAACATTTAGAGGAGATGGTGAATTTATTATGAAGATTAGAAGATTTATACCTGACTTTTTATCTCAAACAGG